CTGAACAAGATGAAGATGAAGATCAAGAACCTCAAGCAGAAAAACTAAAAGGACCTTTATTTGTTGATGAAACACAAAAAGGTTACGACCGCAAATCTCTTATGAAAAAATTAGCTGAAAGCAAAAAAATCAAGGTTACCGTAAAATCTATGGCTCCCATAATTGAAGAAAAAGAGACATCATTGCCTAAACCTCTCACACCGCCAACCAAAAAAGTAAAAAAAATACAACCAAAAACTCTTATTATTGAAGACGACGAAGGAGAAGAAACACTCGACGTTCCGGAAGATGATAAAAGCAAAAAAAATGTTAATTTTAGAATTGAAGATGAAGATGAAGATGATTTGCCACAAGAATTCACAATTGTTCATAAGAAAAAAGGGGATGAAATACCAGTTGTTGCTCCTAAGAAAAAGAAGAGAATTACCGAAAAACCGGAAAAGGGCATCGCCGTTCTCGGTCCTGAAACACTTGTTAACATTGGTGATACAGATTTAACAAAACGATTACCCAAGAAATCACCCCCAGTTATAATCAAGGTTCCAAGTTATTATATGAATAATAGAGAGATATACATCAATTTTATTAATTCACTGTTTGAACCTTATCGGAAAGAAGTACAAGAAAATACAGAAAGCATTTCGTGTGATAATATTGGCAAAACTAGTTCAAATTTCTCTCTTTTAACCCATCAAAAGATTGTTAGAGATTATATAAATCTATACACTCCTTACAGAGGACTGCTTTTATATCACGGACTTGGTTCTGGCAAAACGTGCACCTCTATTGCTCTTGCTGAAGGAATGAAAAATTCTAAACGTGTCATTATTATGACACCCGCTTCTTTACGTGCTAACTATATTGAAGAACTAAAAAAATGCGGCGATCTTCTATATAAGAGAAACCAATATTGGGAATGGATATCTACTGTTGATAATCAAGACGCACTTAAAACGATCTCCGTTTTATTAAATTTACCACAAGAATACATTCGTAAACACGGTGGAGCTTTTTTTATTAATGTTAAGAAACCTACCAATTATAATGACCTTAATGATAATGATAAAAAGGTTCTTGAAGAACAATTAAATGAAATGATTCGACAAAAATACACATTTATTAATTACAATGGTTTGCGTTCAACCCGGTTAGCTGAAATGACTTCTAATTATACGCGCAACATTTTTGACAACTCTGTTGTTATAATTGACGAAGCACATAATTTAATTAGTCGCATTGTTAATAAAATTAAAAAGGAAAAGGGTATTTCTGGTGAAGAGAAAAAGAAAAAGAAAGAAGAAGAAAAAAAGGAAGAAGAAGAAAAAAAGGAAGAAAGTATATTTGGAGAACAAACACCATTAAATTTAGCTACTAAATTATATTACATGTTGTTAAGAGCGAAAAACACACGAGTTGTATTATTAACCGGAACACCTGTTATTAACTATCCTAACGAGTTTGCGATTTTGTTTAATATACTAAGAGGTTATATTAAAACGTGGAAAATACCATTGAATGTTAAAACTAACAAAAAAATTGACAAACAAACACTTCAAGAAATGTTTTTAGGAGAGAAATCGCTTGATTATTTGGATTACTCCCCTTCAAGTAAAATTTTAACTGTTACAAGAAACCCTTTTGGGTTCAAAAATAAAATTAAAAAGGAATCCGGTTATCAAGGTGTTTCAAATGTAAAAAAAGAAGAAAGTGGCGAGTTAACAATTGATGAACAATTCTCTTCTGATAATGATTTCGAGAGAAAGATTATATCTATTTTGAAGAGAAATGACATCGACATCATTCCTTCTGGAATTAAAGTTATTAATCAAAAGGCTTTACCAGATGATTTAAATTCTTTTATGTCCAGATATATTAATGACAGTGATAAATCACTCAAGAATGTTGATTCGCTAAAAAGACGCATTATTGGATTGTCATCTTACTTCAAAAGTGCACAAGAAAACTTACTACCTACATACAATAAGCAACTCGGGATAGATTATCATATTGTTAGAATACCAATGAGCGACGTTCAATTTAAAATTTACGAGGCAGCACGAAAAAAAGAGAGAGAATTAGAAGGAAAAAAACCAAAGAAAGGCGCAAATGACTTATTCGAAGAAAAATCTTCAACTTATCGTATTTTCTCTCGTTTATTCTGTAATTATGTTATGCCTGAAAGACCTATTCCTGAAGTTAAAAAGAAAAGGGAGGATGAAGGCAAAGAAGAAGATAAGGAAATGGAATTAATAATGAAACAAGGAACTAGAATTGAAACGCGACAAGATGTTCAAGATGAACGTGAAGGCGAAATTGAAGGGGATGAAATTCTAGAGGAACTTGGAGGTGCATCTTATAAAGAACGTCTTAATGCTGCTATTAAAAATATTCAAGAACATTCAAATGATTTCTTAACACACGAAGCACTTGAAACATATAGTCCTAAATTTTTACATATGTTAGAAAATATTGAAGACTCTGAACAACAAGGTTTACATTTAGTTTATAGTCAATTTAGAACTGCTGAAGGTATCGGTCTTTTTAGTCTGGTTCTTGAAAAGAACGGTTTTGCCAGATTTAATATAAAAAAAAATCATCTAAATGTTTGGGAAATTAACATACCTGAAGTTGACGAGGGAAAACCAACATATGCCTTATATACTGGCACTGAAACAACAGAAGAAAAGGAAATGTTAAGACATATTTATAATGGTGAATGGGACCAAATACCAGAAAGCATTGGTAACGTATTAAAATCTAAATATCATAACAACAATATGGGCGAAGTTATTAAGGTTTTCATGATTACATCGTCTGGTTCTGAAGGCATTAACTTAAAAAACACAAGATTTGTTCATATTATGGAACCTTATTGGCATCCTGTTAGAAGCGAACAAGTTATCGGGCGTGCACGACGCATATGTAGTCATAAGGATTTACCAAAACCACTTCAAACAGTTGAAGTTTATGTATACTTAATGATCTTTTCAGAAACTCAATTAAAATCTGATGAAGCTATCGAATTGAAGCGCAAAGATTTAAGCAAAGCCGTTCCTAGATTACCTATTACAAGTGACCAGTACCTTTTTGAAATATCTGAAATTAAGGCTAACTTAACATCACAACTTACAGATGCTATAAAGGAATCCGCATTTGATTGTTATATTTATTCAAACGGCAAGTGTGTCAATTTTGGAAATCCAACAAATGATAAATATGCTTACGTTCCTGATTATGCAGAACAACAAAATGATACTACTGTTAGAGCTAATAAAGTTGCGGTTGAATGGACTGGAAAACCTATTACCATCAATGGAAGTCAATATGTATATAGAAGAGCGGGCGCAAATGTTCTTGATTTGTATGATATGGAAACATACAAGAAAGCACTTGAAGATTCTTCTGTAAAACCATTAAAAGTTGGAACATATGAAATTAATGACAATGGAGAGAAAGTGTTAAAATTATTGGTAGTCTAAAATTACTGTTTCTTTAAGTTCGTTTTCAAATTATTATATTATTTTTCATTTATTGTAACAAAATGAAAAATAAACCACACATTTGGGTTTTCATTTAATATTATTTTTTAATAATTTAATTATCATATCCAATTTTGAATTCAATGTTTTTACTTCTGTTTGCAACTCTTTTATTTTATCATCATTGTTATCATAATTATTTTTTTCCGCAAAAGATAAAGACATATTTGTTTCTATTTCCGGGGGTCGCACCTTTTTTAGTTTTTTAAATATATTTTCTTCTAACTTCACGTCAGTTATATTGACATTATTTTCCCACGTTACACTTTTTTTCGGACTTATTTGTTCCTGATTATCTATATTTAAATATTTGTATCTACTTTCATTTGGTTCTTGTTTTGTTATTTTTTCAGATTTAACCGAAGTTTCTGTCGAATTTAACCATCCGTTGTCACCCTCCATATTTTTGGTTATTTGTTCAACCTCATAATTTCTGTTAGTTGTCATCTCTTTTATTATTCTATCCATGTCACTAATAGGTTTATCACTTAATTTATCAGAAAATTCTGGAGCTGGAGGGACCTTTACATTTATAAAACCTTCAAACTCTTCTTGACGTTTTACAAGCTCTTTTTCAAATTGGCTTTTACGTTCACTATGTAGTTCTTCCGCTGTTATAATCTCTTTAATCGGCTTTTCATCTAAAATTTTTAATTTATTTGGCACTTTTTGTGTATAATTTCTCTCTATGTGATTTAAAATAAGTAATATGTATTTCTTATTTAATTCAATTAACCCTTTTGATTTTGTCTTTTCTATATCAAAAAAACCATTTACATTATTTGTAAATAATTCTGCTACACTGGATTGAATATCTCTAGGAAGAAATCTAAATATTTCTTCATCGCTTATAACATCCCAAAGGGTGTTTAGGTTTTCCTTATGTAAAAAATTATTTACACTCATTAAATATATAATATCATTTACTTATCTTTATATTTTTTTATATCTATAGTGATTCGTTAAAATAAATTTTTCTAAATTTATTTATATATTCATCCTTTAATATATGTGTTTTCAAGTAATGTTCTGTTAGTTTGTCTTCAAGCATATGAACTATAAAAAACAGTGAGTATACACCGCATTCTGTATTTCCATATTGATGTTCAACACCTTCATTGCTATTGTATTTGAAAATTATTTTTTTATCCAACTCTAACCCTTGTTTTTTTATTCTTTCAACAAGTTTCATAATTTCTGGTGACGGTTTATCTCCTGTGCTATCAAAGAAAAATATTTGTTTCTTCTTTATATTGATAAACATTGATATCCAATGTTGACCCGGTTTATTATGCGGATCTGTATTGAAAATAATGCCTATTTTGGTTTTTCCATTTTTTATTTGTTGTTCAACACTAAAGTTACACAGTTCGTCCCATACACATTCACCGTACAATTTTTTTGTATCAAAATCAATTGGACTAGGACCTATAAAATCAAAGCATTTGTACGCTGATTCATATTGTTTCATTACATCCATAATGTCCACGCTTGATAACCATTCGTTTGGATTTTTCTTCCATTCATTTGGCGATTCTGGGGCGAACGAGTCGGCAAGATCACTTTCTAATATCCCAAATTTGTCTTTTTGTTTTAACCAACATGACTCTTTATTACAAACACCACTTAGTTTTTCACTTATTAAAAGGTGTATTTCTTTTGGAGAACTGGTTTTTATTTTTACATCTGGATGTCTCGCATTCCATAAATCCCTTAATTTGTAAAGTGACTTATTTGTATAACACGAAAATTCATTCATCTCACCTTTCGGTTTTGGACTACAATTTACCTTTTGGAGCGCTATTTTTTTATTTGTTTTATTAACTCCTTTTTTTTTATTGCCTCCTTTTAACTTTTTATTTTTTCTTGTTTTCCTTTTTATTGTTTTCACCTTCATAAATATTAATGATATTATTCTTTTTCAATATTATTTCGTTCTAATTTTATTATTTCTAGACGCATCATTAATATATTATTGTTGAATGGCTAAAATTATTCAATATTGAATTCAATGATTTTAACTGTGTTGTTTTGTCATGTCTCTAACTTGCACACGAGTATTATTCATAAAAATACTAGAACCTACACTCTTGTCGTCTGGATTAGGATTAAAATTGGAAAATTTCTCATTTTGAAACAATAAATCGTGTGGGGTTTCTCGTGTTACAGTACTAAATTTATAATCATATAAATCACTATTCGATTTTGGCACATACACTGATTGACTACATTTTTGAAGAGCATACACTTGATTTCTTAATTCTGACTCTAAATTTACATTTGAAGCAAATCCTGACCACGGTGAAACACTATTTCCCGGATTAAAAACTTTATTTACATTGTATGTCGGCATTTGGTTCAAAGATGTTTTAACTTCTTTTCTAGGATCAACTATTGGAAAATGAGAGTATTTTGTCATTACTGGTCTTACATCTATATATGGTTGAAGCATTTGCGAAGGAATATTTCTATCATATATTCTTTTATTTGTTTCTTGATGTATTTTTGATACACACCCTTCACCTTGACTATATTGATTATTCATTATATAATTTATAAATATATATTATTTTTAATCATAAATTTTTAAATTTTATATATACAGATTTAAAGGATAAACAATAATATAACACATATAATGTGTGGCATATTTGCTCTTCTAAATGTTAACAATATATCTCCAGACGAAGAAAAAATTATTAAAACTCAATTTATTAAAGGTAAAAAAAGAGGTCCAGAATACTCTAAATTAGAATATAAATATTATAAAACGGTCCTGGGATTTCACAGATTGGCTATTAATGGACTAAATAGCGAATCTAATCAACCAATCGTTTATAATAATGTTGTATTAATATGCAATGGAGAGATTTATAACTATAAACAATTATATAAATCTATGAATGTTACACCAACTACTGACTCGGATTGCGAAGTAATCATACATTTATTTATTAAGTATGGCATCGAACAAACATTAAATATGCTCGACGGGGTTTATTCGTTTCTATTATTTGATAATAGACCTAATGTGGATACAGTTCATACTGTTATCATTGCTCGAGACCCGTTAGGAATACGACCATTATATCAAATGTATAATAATAATAATAATATTGCTTTTAAAAAAAACCTTTGTTGTTTTGCGTCAGAGCTTAAATGTTTACAATATTTTTATAATGTTGACGTATATAATTATCATATTGAACAATTCGAACCTGGAACATATTCTATATTTCAGCGTAATGTAGTTGAAACGGATTGGAAACCTATTATTGAAAACAAAAAACATTTTATTCTACCTCATCATTCACCGTGTTTGAATGAAGAAATCACTGAAATTAATAATCACTTTTTTAAAAATATTTATCATTATTTATGGCAAGCTGTCGTAAAAAGATGCGATACTACAGAAAGACCTGTCGCGTGCTTGTTGAGTGGAGGACTTGATAGTAGTTTAATCGCAGCACTAACATCCAAATTTTTTAAAAATAAAGGCAAACAAATTGAAACATACAGCATTGGTTTGCAAAACTCAGATGATATTAAATATGCTAAAATTGTTGCCGATTATATCGGCTCTAAACATACTGAAATAATCGTTACGGAAGATGAAATGTTTCATATAATACCTGAAGTTATAAATGCCATTGAAAGTTATGATACTACTACTGTTAGAGCAAGCATTGGTAATTATTTGTTAGGAAAATACATCTCAAAAAATTCTGAGGCTAAGGTAATTTTTAATGGTGACGGCGCAGATGAATTATTCGGAGGATATTTATACATGAATAAGTGTCCTGATAATATTGAATTTGACAAAGAAACCAAAAGACTATTAAAAGATATTCATTTATTTGATGTATTAAGGTCTGATAAAACAATCTCTTCAAATGGACTTGAACCTCGCACACCATTTTTAGATAAAAATTTTGTAAATTATGTTTTATCCATACCATCTCATTTCAGAAATCATAACAATTTCAAACAAATCGAAAAATATTTACTTAGACAAAGTTTTCATTCGTCAACAAAAGAATGCCAACAAATTCTACCTGATGAAATTTTATTTAGAAAAAAAGAAGCATTTAGCGATGGAGTTAGCTCTCACGGAAGGTCACTATATAAAATATTACAAGAAAAAATAGCCGCAAAAATAAATACACAAAATAACATTGTTGAAGCAAATATAGATACTGAAAAAATGTATTATAAACAAATTTTTGATTCGTTATTCCCTAATTGTCAACATATTTTACCATATTTTTGGATGCCGAAATACACTGATTCTAACGACCCAAGTGCCAGAACATTATCCTTTTATTCCGATTAAATTTACATTTTACATTATATATTATATAACAAATATATATAATGTCTCTTAAAACTGATTTACATACATTTCAAAATAATATGTTTGATTTAATTATATTTATAACATATTTGTTAATATTTATATCGGCAATTGGAATTTCTGAATCAGCTCCCAAATACCTAAACAATTTGGATTATTATATTAGAGTATATATATGTTTATTCCTTATATGGCGTTTTAATCCATTGCGTAAAACTTATGAATTTACAGATTTAGATAGAAAAATTACATTTAATGCTGGATGCTTGATTTTAACTACAACCGCATTAAATCAATACCTTTTATATTTCAAAAAAACTGTTGAAAAAATAATTTTTTAGATTAATGTTTTTTTCGGGTTTTACCTATTTTATTATTTTTTTTATTCTTAATTGTTTTATTTTTTTTATTCTTAAAAAATTCTTCTAGATGGTTAATAATTTGTTTACCAATTATTTTATCTACGTCATATTCGTGTGTGTTTTTTAAAACACAATTATATTTATAACCATTAATATCTTCT